CCGCAATGCGAGCCGTTCACGTGTAGCCCCTGACTTTGTTATCAGCACTGTCAAGCTGCAGACGGAGCCTTGGTGTAAGGCCCTACGCCAGTTGGTTTCCGGGATGGATAAGTTACGTCCCGACTCCAACACCACCGGTATAATTGTAGTAACAACTACGGGCCGCTGGTGGGGTGCATCTGATGGTGGTGAAACCACCCTAGTAAGGGCCCTTAGCGGGTGTAACAGGTAATGCTGACCTTGATCGGGAGGGATCCCGGTACCGTGGAGGACCTATCTAGCCGACCCTATTCTTACTACGAAGAACACTCACAATTTTATCATGAGAAATACTTCATCGCAAGGTCGGGCAAGTAGCAACAATCGTTGGATTCTTCGGCGTGAGCTGAAGTTCTTTATGATGTTGCCAGTCTGGCTGATGGGTCTCCGTGGTATTTGGGTAGAGTGCTTTCTGCCTATGCACGATCGTATCTTGCAGCTTTGGAAAACTAATGGGTCGCTTTGGCTAACCCAGTACTTATCCGAAGCTTCTCGAATTATCGTGTTGTGGTTGAACGACGTCCCGTACGTGATGTCACCGACTAGCGTCCGGGTTAGACGGACAAGATCTGGGCTTCCTGTACTCCTTCCAGGGCCTCTGCGTAAGATCTTCTTCTTGTTGAAAGGAGAAGACCATGCGTATGCCTTGGGAGTGGTACGGGTTACCTTAACCTTGTTGTCCGTGTACCGAATCATTGGCTGCTCTCCAAACCTTAAGTTAGGTACCGTAACTGGTCCTTTCACTGGGGCGGGGGCCACACTTCTCCTTTGGGAGGTGAGTCAGGTCGTCGGTTTGTTACCGCGGACATTAGTGATTGGGAAGGCTGCTTGGACATATATGTCTGAGTCAGCTGGACCCAACTTCAAGCGATCAACCTGGTCAGCTGGGCTTGACGCTGCTGCCTTCCTCCGTGATCCACTTACGTGGTTCCATTGGTTGGCCGTAGCGGTTAGCACCAGAAACTGGTTACTGATCACCTGGAATCTTATCACTGTCCTGGTGTCGCTTCCTGTTCTTCCATTGCTGATGATGAGTGGAAAGGATCCGAAGTTCCTGGGTCGTCTCGTACCTCTCTATGAGGCTCGGGGGAAGGTCCGAATTGTGGCTATCACTGATTGGTGGACTCAAGCTTTGCTTAAGCCTCTCCATGATGCGATCTTCACAATTCTTAAGGACATCCCTCAGGACGGTACATTTGATCAAATGCAACCTGTCCATCGCCTAATAGCGTACGTGCGAGCGTCAGGGGCTCCTGTCTTTTCCTATGATCTTTCAGCAGCGACGGATAGATTGCCACTTGCCTTTCAGGTTCAGGTCCTGAGGTCCCTAGGGGTCTCTTGGTCTGAGCACTGGGGGCGACTCTTAACAGGTCGTCCCTGGTACCTTAAGGGTAAGCCAGTTTTCTATGCGGTTGGTCAGCCTATGGGGGCGTTGTCCTCCTGGGCGATGCTTGCTCTTTCTCACCATATTTTGGTTCAGATTGCTGCAAGCCGGGTTGGGGTTACTGGTTGGTTCACGCACTATGCACTTCTCGGTGACGATATTGTCATCGCGGATGCCTCTGTTGCGAAGGCCTACCTAAGTCTCATGACAAACCTTGGAGTTCCAATTAACCTCTCGAAGTCTTTCGAGATGCCAACTGGTGGTCTGGAGTTTGCCAAGAGATGGATTTCTGCTAGCTATGGTGACTTGTCACCTATTAGCCCTGCATTAATCCTAGCCTCTGTCCGCAATCCTCGAATGCTGGTAACTCTCTTCCGAGATCTTCTCGGTCGAGATTATGTCATTTCTACACGCGTTGTTCGAGATCTAAATCGGTTCCTTCGTATCATCCGACCACGTAAGTGGATCGAACGATATTGGGGACCGATCTTTTCTTCAGTATTTGGACCTACCGGAGGCTTATGGGAGAGCGCCAGTGGGCCTTATTACAAGGCTGTCTGGATCGCTTTCTTCCCGCACCGGGTTAGAGATAAGCTCGACGAGCTAATTGATATTCTATATCAATTACTTGCCGACGCTCAGAAACCTCCCTTATCAGAGGAGGAGTCTAAGACGTTACTTGTCTCCAACTTTTGGAAACAAGTAATGCTCCTAGGTTCTTACTTCAGAGGGACGATCTGGGTGCCCCTGTTGATTTGTTCTCCTGCTTTCTGGGTCTATTATGACCTGGCCAACCGGGCTGAGGAACGTTACCAGGAATGGGCCCAAAAGCGTACCGATTACGATACTGCTTTATGGGGACGTGAATGGATAACTCTTGATGGTCTGGCACACGTTGTCCGTGGGGTTTCCCTCGCGCGACTTGTCCGGGCCACTTTCGATCCTAATCTATTAGATTGGGACCGGCAAGTAGCGGAACAGGCTTTACGCACTCATACGCAGCTTATTTCTCTTTGGTCTGACAAGATCAAAGTGATCAAGATGCAAGAGCGTGCTAAAGCCCAATTCGCGTCAAGTACCGCCCAACGAATCCGTATCCGTCGTTATCAAAGTACTCCTACACATCTATCACTGGTTCCTTACGGTTATGTTTGGGTTGCGAACAAAATCCGTCTTGAAGAGCTTCGTGCTCCTCAAGGGGTGAGTCGCAACGCAACATTACCTCCTCAGCCAGGCGACGTCTTG